GGGGGGGGCCCCCCCCCCGGCGGGTGCGTGATCGGAAGCGGAGTGAGGACCATGCTGGTCGAGGAAACGGGCGTGCCGGATGCGGCGCTGCCGGTGGCGCGGTTGCGCGAGCATCTGCGGCTGGGAACGGGGTTCGGCGAGGAGGGGTTGCAGGACCCGGTTCTGGCCGGGTTCCTGCGCGCCGCGCTGGCCGCCATCGAGGGACGGACGGGCAAGGCCCTGATCGCGCGGGATTTTCTGTATACGCGGTCAGGGTGGGGTTTCAGTGATCGCCAGCCGTTGCCGGTGGCGCCAGTCAGCGTGGTGACGGCGGTGGCCGTGGCCGATGCGGCGGGGGTCGAGAATGTCCTGCCGGGTGCGGGCTGGCGGCTGGTGCATGACGTGGCGCGGCCCGTAGTGATGGCGCTGGGCGCGGCCTTTCCTGCGGTGCCGCAGGGGGGCGAGGTGCGGGTGCGGTTTCGCGCGGGGTTTGGCGAGGCGTTCGCCGATGTTCCCGCCGATTTGCAGCAGGCGGTGATGTTGCTGGCCGCGCATTACCACGAGTTTCGGCATGACACGGGGCTGGGCGAGGGGTGCATGCCGTTCGGCGTGACGGCGCTGATCGAGCGGTTCCGGGTGGTGCGGATCGGGGGCGGGGCATGAACCGGCTGCCGATCCTGTCGCGGAAGCTGACATTGGAGAACGCCGCGCGGGTGGGCGACGGCGCGGGCGGCTGGACCGAGGTCTGGGGCGCGCTGGGCGTCCTGTGGGCCGAGATCAGGCCGGGGCGCGGGCGCGAGGCCACGGGCGAGGCGGGCGCGCTGTCCCGTGTGGCCTGGCGGATCATCGTGCGGGCGGCGCGGCCGGGGTCGGTGGCGCGGCCCGTGGCGGGGCAGCGGTTCCGCGAGGGCGCGCGGCTGTTCCGCATCCTGTCAGTCGCGGAGGCGGATGCGGTGGGCCGGTATCTGGCCTGTGAGGCCGAGGAGGAGACGGGGGCATGAGCTATGCGCTGGCGGGGGCGTTGCAGGCGGCGGTCTTTGCCCGCGTGAGCGGTGATGCCGTGGTCGCAGGGCTGGTGGGCGATGCCGTCTATGACGCGGCGCCGCCGGGGGTGTTGCCGTCGCTGTACATCTCGCTGGGCCCCGAGGTGGTGCGGGACCGGTCGGACAAGACGGGCGCGGGGGCGGAGCATGAGTTCACCGTCTCTGTCCTGTCGGATGCGGCGGGGTTTGCGGCGGCCAAAGCTGTGGCGGCAGCAGTGTCGGATGCGCTGGTGGATGCGCAGATGACGCTGACGCGGGGGCGGCTGGTGGGGCTGTGGTTTCTGCGGGCCAAGGCCGCGCGTGTGGGCAGCGGCGAGCGGCGGCGGATTGACCTGACGTTCCGGGCGCGGGTCGAGGACGTCTGATTTCAACCTATCGAGGAGGGTGCTGCGATGGCGGCCCAGAACGGCAAGGATCTTCTCATCAAGATCGACATGAACGGCGAGGGGTTGTTCGAGACGGTCGCGGGGCTGCGCGCGACGCGGATCAGCCTGAACGCGGCATCCGTCGAGGTCACGTCGCTGGAAAGCGCGGGCGGCTGGCGCGAGTTGCTGGTGGGGGCGGGGGTGAAGACGGCCAATATCTCGGGGTCGGGCATCTTCAAGGACCAGGCGACGGATGAACGGGCGCGGGCGATTTTCTTTGAGGGGCTGATGCCCGTCTTCCAGATCATCGTGCCGGATTTTGGGACCATGCAGGGGCCGTTCCAGATCACGTCGCTGTCCTATGCGGGGACGCATGACGGCGAGGCGACGTTCGAGATGGCGCTGGCCTCGGCCGGGGCGATCACCTTCACGGCGCTGGTGGCGCCGTGAGCAACCCTTGGGCGGGCGAGGTCGAGGTGACGGTGGACGGGGTCGCCCATGTCGGGCGGCTGACGTTGGGCGCGCTGGCGGAACTGGAATCGCGGCTGGGCACGGGGTCGATCGTCGATCTGGTTGAGCGGTTCGAGCGGGCGGCGTTTTCGTCCGGTGATGTGCTGGCCGTGATCGTGGCGGGCCTGCGCGGCGGTGGGCTGCGGGTGACGGCGGAGGACCTGCTGACGGCGGATATCTGCGGCGGACCCGTGGGGGCGGCCAAAGCGGCGGCGACGTTGTTGACGCGCGCATTCGCGCTGCCCGGATGAGGCGGCTGGACTGGGCGGGGCTGATGCGGGCCGGGATGGTGGGGCTGCGCCTGCCGCCCGAGGCGTTCTGGCGGCTGACGCCTGCGGAACTGATGCTGATGCTGGGGCTGTCGGGGGGCGCTGCGCCGATGGGGCGGGCGCGGCTGGACGACCTTTTGCGGGCGTTTCCTGACGGAGAAAGGGGCGGTGATGGCTGAGATCGAGGGCTTGGACGACCTGGCGGGGGGAGTCGAGGGGCTGGAGCGGTCGCTGACCGGGGCCTCGGGGCAGGCGGCGGCGCTGACGGGCGAGCTGCGCGACATGGGCGGCGGGATGGCCGAGGTCGTGCGCGATCTGGGGCGGCTGGAGGCGGGGTTTTCGGGCGGGTTGCGGCGCGCCATCGACGGGTTGGTGATCGGCGGGCAGAGCGCGTCCGAGGCGCTGACCGATGCGGCGGAGACGATGCTGAACACTGTCTATCGCAACGCGATGGCGCCGGTGACCGAGCAGTTGGGCGGGCTGCTGGCCGGGGGGCTGAATTCGGTCGTGTCGGGGATGATGCCGTTCGCGGACGGCGCGCCGTTTTCGCAGGGGCGCGTGATGCCCTTTGCGCAGGGCGGCGTGGTCAGCGGACCTGTCAGTTTCCCGATGCGGGGGGGCACCGGGTTGATGGGCGAGGCGGGGCCGGAGGCGATCATGCCATTGGCGCGCGGCGCGGACGGACGGTTGGGCGTGCAGGTGCAGGGCGGGGGCGCGCCCGTCAACGTGACGATGCATGTGACGACGCCTGATTTGCGGGGGTTTGCGCGCAGTCAGGGGCAGATCGCGGCGGAACTGGGCCGGCTGGTGGGCCGGGGCATGCGGAACAGGTAGGGGCAGGCAATGGCGTTTCACGAGGTGCGGTTTCCGGCGACGCTGTCCTTTGGGTCGCTGGGCGGGCCTGAACGGCGGACCGAGATTGTCACGCTGGCCAACGGGTTCGAGGAGCGCAATGCGCCCTGGGCCCATGCGCGCCGACGGTATGACGCGGGGCTGGGCCTGCGGTCGCTGGACGATCTGGCGGAGTTGGTCGCGTTCTTCGAGGCGCGGCGGGGGCAGTTGCACGGGTTTCGCTGGAAGGACTGGAGCGACTTCAAGTCGTGCAAGCCGTCGCGGGCGGTGGGGCCGTTCGATCAGGAAATCGGGCGGGGCGATGACGTAACGGCGACCTTTGCGTTGAGCAAGCGATATGCGTCAGGCGAGGGGCGGTATGTGCGGCCGGTGATGAAACCGGTGGCGGGCACGGTGAAGGTGGCCGTGGGGGGCGTGCCGTTGCAGGAGGGCGTCGACTGGACGCTGGACGCGGCGGCGGGGACGGTGACGTTCGTCATGCGCCCCGAGCCGGGGGCCGAAATCACGGCGGGGTTCGAGTTCGACGTGCCGGTGCGGTTCGACACCGACCGGATCGCGGTGTCGGTGGCGTCGTTCCGCGCGGGCGAGGTGCCAAACGTGCCGGTGGTGGAGGTGCGGCTGTGAGCGGGATTCTGGAGCATCTGGCGACCCGGCTGACCACGGTCTGCCGCTGCTGGCGCGTGACGCGGCGGGATGGGGTGGTGTTGGGGTTCACGGACCATGACGGGGCGTTGGCCTTTGGCGGCGTGACCTATCAGCCGGAGGGCGGGCTGGCGGCGGGGGCGTTGGTGCAGGGCACGGGACTGGCCGTGGACAATGCCGAGGCGCTGGGCGTGCTATCGTCGGCTGCGATCAGCGAGGCGGACCTAGAGGCGGGGCGCTGGGACGGGGCGGAGGTCAAGGTCTGGCTGGTCAACTGGGCGAAGCAGGGCGAGCGGCGGGTGTTGTTCGCGGGCAGCTTGGGCGAGGTGCGGCGGGGGGATGGCGCGTTCCGG